TACGAACATAAGTGGTGTACCTTTGACAACAGTCTTATGATGTATGCCCCTCGCCATAGCTTCTGCTTTGTGCTTGATGGCTCCCACGGATCCGCTACCATGCGGATCCCGGATCTATTTGACGTGCTCAACGGCCGTACGTACAGGTGTTTTCACTGTCGTAATGCGCTGCACGTCCTCGCTGTGTTGCGGGAGTTGTACAACTTTTTCGGGTTGTCAAGTACTGGTTTCGAATCAGCATTGACACGCGAGTTGTCCTCCCTCCACGAGTTCTCCCTGACGGGGCGACTGATCGACTATCTTAAATATAAGTCGGCAGCTGCCTTTGCTTGGGCCACTGATAACGAAGTGCCTGTTTGCCCTCCTGGATTGGAGGTGTATATCAGTCCGCACTTCCTCGGTGGTGCGTTTCGCGTATTCTGCGAGCGTTCGCGTCGTGCCTTTATGGACGACCCGACCTCAATTGCAGGTAAGCGTGCGTTGGAATTTTTTTATTCACTGCTGATGACGAAGAAGGGCTTTCCCAGGCCCTCTCGTGGACAGTGTGCGGCCGCCGTTCAAAAGGCCCACAAGGTTATGACTTCCCCAATGGAACGTAACTACAGTGATCTCGTGGAGATCGAGCGTGTAAGAAATTACGCAATCAAAGTCGTGGACTCACTTTTCCACGCACGTGACTGGAGTCGTATTGAGTACGCGTTCCCTTCTGTGTCGAGCCATTTCGGCGACAATGCCACCCGAGTTGCAGGTGGTGCTGTTAGTGCACTACGGGACGCCCCTCATTACAGCGAACCGGGCTGCCTTCCTCTTCCTGAAAAAGTCGAGATGGTGGCTGATGAAGAGCAAATCCTTCCGGACGACCTGATGATATCTTTTAGAATCTCAGAATCGTCAATTGCGCATTTAGTGCGCCGTCAAGAGGAATTGGCTCATATCGCCCTCAATCGCGAAGTACGAATGCCCTGCACTGCGCAGGCGCTGCCGGAACCGCTGAAGGTTCGTGTCGTTACGAAAGGCCCTCCAGCCACGTATTCTGTGCTCCGACCCGTGCAGGAGATGATGTTTGCCTCTTTCAAAGGGGATCGTCGCTTCTGCCCGAGTCAGTTGACAGGCCAAAAGATTTCGGATGTCCTTGGGGGACTGCAGGTGGGCCAGCGCTATTTGAGCGGTGACTACAAAGCAGCCACGGACAACCTTGCTATGGAGTTATCTTCCTCCATCGTCGAACGTATTGCGGACAAGACTGGGATGCCTGAGGTGTATCGAGTCCTTCTTCGCCGTGCGTTAACGGAACACAACTACGCTGAGACGGAACATATATTGAAGTACCGTAAATCAGACGTTCAGGGAATTGCAGACCTCCTTCTGCATGTACCTGACGCAGTTGAGTGGGGGGTACCGGATGCCGATGAGGCTTTCCGATACTTCTGCTTCAAGGCCTGTGGCGGACCGCAATCTCGCGGCCAGCTCATGGGCTCTCCCGTGTCCTTTCCCGTTTTGTGTATCGCCAACTTTGCTCTTATTTGGGCATCGTGCTTTCCGGACTCTGAGTTTAGAGACGTGAAGGTGATCATTAACGGTGACGATTGTTTGTTCGCGGCAACCCGCGAGCAGAAAGAAGAATGGCAACGCGTGGCTGCCTCAGTCGGTTTGACCCCCTCCGTGGGTAAGACTTATTGGGACAGTCGCTTTTGCGTCATCAATTCCGAGCTCTACGTGCCATGCACGATAGAACAGCTTCATATTCGGCCTACCGCCGAGTTTCTGTTGCTGTGTGAGACCAATGAAGCCGGACCGGCTTATTGGACTTCCCAACTCGAGACCCCTCGTTCAGGTGGTCGTAAGGCTCTGGCCGCCATTCCGTGGCCTGACTTTACTCCGGAGAATGCACGCGCACATCTCAGTGCCATGCAACGTCCCTGGAAAGAGCTGGTATGCTCGGTTGAGCACTCCTTGCAGTTTGTACCCTACGTCAATATGGGTCTGCTCTGCGGTTTGAAGCGTTCGGGGGATCGAGAGACCTCCATGCACGTCGACCAGTTCGACGAACGCTCCCAGACAATCGGTGCCCGCTGTCGAGCCCTTCTCCGGGGCTACAACGGTGATGACGCGACGCGTTTGTTTGACACCTTTGTTGCATTCAACTACCGGATTATGCCCGCTTGTGAAAGCGCTTGGCACATTCCGGAGGTCTGGGGTGGTTTGGGCTTGCCCACTACCCCGGCCCGCCGTATGGACCTTCGGGCCCTTCAAGTGGCTGAACAGCTCGTTACCCACGATCGCTCCTTGCGTTCGCTCGGTCCGTTCGACTGGGAAGCCCTTCACTACGGCCTCGATCGCTTTGCCCCGATTCTCGCGGCAGGTGAGTCCCGGAAATCCCCCTACTATAAGCTCGCGTTGCAGCAAGCCTCTAAACAGTACGGAGATTATTTCTCGGACACTCCTTTTGCTCCAGGCGCGCTCCAGTTCCGATTTACTGATCGCACACCCGAGCTTGAGGAACTCGACACAGTTGAAGACTACACTGAGTTTTGGAAGCACTTCGACCCGTTGGAGGTGACGTTTACGGATTTTTTGGCACCGGACGCGCAAGCAGTACTCAACTGCTTGTACAACCGGCGGCCGATCCGTCGCCAACCTGCGGTCTTAGTGTCACGCACAGAATCTTCATTGTCGATTGTCGGACGCGACTACCTTCGGGGAGTCGTTTCGACGATCAATTGTGGTGATGCATATAATCTTAACGTCCTACACGTTGATGCAATCACAGGAGCCAGTGTGTGGAATGGTTTGAGAGGCCCGCTTCCCGTTGAATACGAGAATTTGGGGGATTCCCTCGCCATTATCTTTCCGCCGGGCACAGACTTCGATCTGACGCCCAATGGGGAACACTGGAGTAGCAAAGACATGCAGCGGTTAACCTAGGGTTGCCGCATGTGCTACAGTTGGGGCATCGACTATACCGGCCCTCCGTAATGTTTCATCTTTTGATCCTTTTCCTGGAGTGGGAGAGCCCCCACTCTTGGCTTTGTGTCAATATAAACTCCTGCGTGCGTGTGTTTAGCATGCCATTAGCTTCTTTTCTTAGAGTCATTCATCTTGTGGATACCCTTAATTGACGACCCACGTGTACATTTCTGCTTGCCGGCTTGCCTGGGCAGTATGATCCCGCGTGTTTAGTTGGTTAATAATCAGCACAAGTTGTTTATCTTAGAGAGGAGTGTTTGGTACATACTAGCATACGCTCCCGGTGACCCCTGACGGGTCCCACCGGTATGGCGCAGCATCTGATGTCTCAAAAACATTCCCGTCTTTGACGGAGAACGAGTGGAA